CAATGGGATTTATTGAAACTTTAGCATTGAATGGTACAGAATATTTAAGATTGACTTTTAGTAAAACAGGAGATAATTCTAGCCAAATTGATGGTTTATTTCGTGTTTATAAAGTTGGTAATAGAAAACTTGAAGGTACAATGTATAAAGAGTCTTATCTTGTATACTTTTGTTCGGATGAGTTACTTTTATCCGAGCAATATAAGATAGCAAAACGATATAAAAATTCTTTAATTTCAGATAATGTAAAAGATATACTAACAAACTATCTAAAAGTGCCGGCAAATAAAATGCCTTATGGTGGTATAGAAACAACTTACGGTCAATATGATTTTATGATACCAACGTTAAAACCATATGACGCCATTAATTTTATGATGAATTATGCTAGACCAAATCCATCAAATCCTGGTGCTGACATGATATTCTTTGAGAACAAGTATGGTTTTAATTTTAAGTCATTACAGACTATGATGAAGCAAGCACCGTATTATACTTACACATATAAGCCTAAAAATATTGATTCAACAAATCTAAATTCAGATGTATATAACGTAACAACATATGAGATATTAGATTCATTTGATACACTCAACGGTATTACTACGGGAACTTTTGCAAATCAATTAATTTCTGCCAATCCTTTAACTAGAGAGAAAAAAGTAACTAATTTTGATTACGGTGTTTATCAGCAAAAATCAAAAAATTTAAACCCATATCCTATTATAGATAACTCCATAAATCGTAAAGGTGATGGATTAAATCAAACACCACAAGCATTGTTAAAAATGATTTTTTCAAATTTTGATAGTAAGAGTACACCTGCTATTAATGCTTTGCCTGGAGCAATGGGTAACGATATCTACGCAGAAACCTATATACCGTATAGAACTGCACAATTGGCGTTAGCTAACTATACAAGAATTAGAATGTCAGTTCCTGGCGATCCAAATTTAACAATTGGCAAAGTTATAACTTTTAATCTATTATCTAGAAAGCCAAATACTTCTGAGCTAGATAAATATTACTCAGGTAATTACTTTATTACTGGTGTGAGACATATTATTGGTTTAACTGAATATAAAACAATTTTAGAAGTGACAAAAGAAAGTGTTCCAACTGCTTATCCTAGAAATAATAATGGTACTGCGTTATGGAGTAATGCTGTGAAAGGAATTATATAATGAGTAAAGGTTCAAATAATTTTAACTTTGCTGGTCTAAACGGTTTTGTTTGGTGGCTAGGTGAAGTAGAAAACAACTTAGATCCATTAGGCGTTGGTAGAGCACAAGTTCGTATTTTTGGATGGTACGGAGATGATATCCCTACAACAGATTTACCGTGGGCTATGCCAATGCATCCTGTAAATAATAGAAATACTTTTCAACCATTAGAAATGAAAACTTCTACTCAAGGCGGTGATTGGGTGATAGGATTTTTTATGGATGGCGAAGCGGGACAATTTCCTGTAATGATGGGTGTTTTACCTGGTTTTAATCCTCCAAAGGTATAAAAATGGCAGACGCAAATACTATAACTCTACAAGATTTTGTGAGTATATCAACAACAGCTAGTAAACCTAAATGGCCATACGAAGGTGATCCAGGAAAACCTGGTATACAAACAGTACCTTTTCTTGCAAGAGGGGCTGTAAAATATACTGCTATTAGTTTAGCAAATAACAACCTAACTCATGCTTGTGATTTATCTTTGACAATACCTTCTATTAATATATCAATTGGTTCATTAACACAACCTTTAACCGATATTTTAGCTTCTATTAAAACAGGTAAAAACCGAGCAGCTGCTATAATACGTGCCTCTATGACAGCTTTAATTAACGAATTTAGAACCGCTTTAGATGAGATTATTGTGGCAATAGGATTTGATCCAACGGGCATTTCAAATATCTCAATTACTTTAGGAAAAGATTTAGGTAGACAATTAGCTGCAAAACTTAAATCAATACAACAATACATTGAAGATGCATCAATGTATTATTTCTTAATTCGTGATATTCAACAAATTATAGCATGGGTGCAAACTTTACCGGATAAAATTAAAGCTATCATCCAACAATGTATTGCTAATTTACAAAAATCTTTTACTACCGTTGCTAATCAAATTAATGGTATAGGAGCAAGTCTTACAGGCCAAGTTAATGGTGTGACAGCTCAATTAGCGGCAACATTAAATGCTTCGGCTACCGCATTACAAAATAGTGTAAACGCACAAAATGGTAATTTAGATCCTGCTTTAGTTCCAATTGTTGGAGGTTCAACAAGTAATTCCGACCTTGCAAATTTAGCTAGTTATATATCTACTTCATATCCATCAACCGCATCAGTTTTAGCAAATACTTTTAGTTCACAAGCGGCAACAGCAACAAAACCATAAGAAAGTTAAATAATGGCACTACCAGGACAACCAAGCTTTTATAAAACGTGGATAGAACCAGAGTCGGCAGCTAATACAGCTTACCCACCACAGTATCCTTATAACCATGTTACACAAACTAAAGGTGGTCATTCATTTGAAATGGATGATACTCCTAAACGTGAACGTATTCGTTTGAATCATAGGTCAGGAACTTTTATTGAAATGCATCCTAACGGTAATGAGGTACATAAAGTTTATGGTAATGGTTACGAAATTACAATTAAAGACAAAAATGTTTTGATTCAAGGTAACTGTAGTATTACAATAGCTGGTGATTGTGATACTCATGTATATGGAAACATGACTCAAACAGTTGATGGAGATTTTGAACAACACATTAAAGGCAACTTCACACAAGTAGTTGAGAAACAAGCTCATTATACAAGTCAAGGTGATACAACAATACAATGTGGAGGAGCACTTGGTGGAGGATTAAAAGTTCATACAGGAGACCATTGTTTAATTGAGGGTGATTTAGTTGTTACTGGTTCTCATAGCGCAACGAATATTGTTGCTAAACAACGTGTAGATGCTTTATTGGGTATGAGTGCAGGTGTAGCAGGATTTGTTACAGAACTTGGCGGTATTGGCGTTGGCACAGGAGTTGCAGTACCTGGCACAGTAAACTCTGTTGGTCCAATAGATTCAGCCACTTCTGTTGCCTCGCCTTTAGCAACTCACGGAGTTTCAGCTTCAATTTTTGGATTTGATGCGATTAATACTTTATTACACAATATACATATACATTTATCACCAAAAGGACCAACAAGTCCACCAGAACCTCCTCAAGCTACGGATTAATTATGAGTTCAATATATGGAAGATTAGGGTTTAATTCAAGCGACCCAACAACAGCAAATGTATCTACAACTTACAGTAGTGGTGTACAAACACAAATGAAATTGATGCCGCCTTTGTTAAATTCTTGGCAAACGGCTGATGTTGCAAATAATAATGTTGGAGGTTATTTTGTAAATCCTGTGGCGACTGTGGCACAAAACATTATGAATTTAGCAAATACAATTTTTGCAACAGGAAATAGTTGTAATGGTTCTTCAATTTCAGCACCAATTACTGCTACTATTAATTATATATCAATTACATCAAATACAATAGGATTTTCTACTGGACCAAATTATCTGTATATTACAAATAGACAATCCAATGTAGTTGATATTGGAACAGATACTACTACCCCCCATTATAAATCAGCTGCAGGAGTTGGTAAATTAATGTCTTATCTTGTGAGTGCTAGTGATGGAATACAAAATACTTCTCCAATCATGGGCAGTTTTACAAGTATCACATTAGGAAATACATTAAATTCATTGTATACAACGTTAAACACTTACTCCACTATATTTGTCAATTCAATTGATTCTGGTACTGGATTATCAAATATCACAGCAATTAATGTTAATACCTTATCCAACACAGTCAATAGTATAGCAAGTTTGTTTTACACATATCCAGCACAAGATACTGCGTTTTTTACTAATTCTCAAAGTGTATTGAATGATTTTACATCAGTTAGACAATTCAGTAATCTTGGACAGACAGAAACTTACTTGTTAAACAATTACATAGGTACTGCAAAAATAAAGTCAAGAATCAACTCTTAGGAAATTTCGAAATTTATCGTTCCGGCCTAAAAATTCTCCGAGGGCTGACTTGATTTCCAAAAAGCGTTTTTACTTTTAGACATAAATAAAAGATGGCAAATTTACAAAAAGTATACTCCGATTTGGACTTAACCTTCAAATCTTTACCGGTTACAAATGACGTAGCTCTCCGTTATGACGACCAATCGGTTATAGCTTCCGTTAGAAATCTATTGTTAACTAATTTTTATGAGAGACCATTTCAACCAAAATTAGGATCAAATATAAATGCCATTTTATTTGAGATGGCTGACGGAATTACTGCTAATATTGTTGAAAATGAAATAAGAAATGTCATAGGAAACTATGAGCCAAGAATTAAAATCAATCAACTTACAGTTACTCCGTCAGAAGATGAAAATTCATTTAATTTGTTCATGAGTTTTTTTATAGGTAATAATACAAGAGCAACAACAGTCAATATGTTACTTCAAAGGTCAAGGTAATGGCTTCAAATACAAATATAAACATTACAGAATTAGATTTTACTAACATTAAATCTAATTTTATCAATTACTTACAAACACAAGATACATTCAAAGACTATAACTTTGCAGGATCAACACTATCTACTTTATTAGATGTTTTGGCCTATAATACACAATATAATGCTTATTATTTGAATATGGTTGCTAATGAAATGTTCTTGGATTCTGCTTTACAGAGAAGTTCTGTAGTTTCTCATGCAAAAATGATGAATTATACTCCACAATCAGCGATTGCACCAACGGCAGAGATTAATGTTACTTTTAATGGAGTTTCGACTACTTCATATACATTACCAAAATTTACAAACTTTATGTCTAGTGCTGTGAATGGAGTAAACTATAATTTTGTAACGGTTACTTCAAATACAGTTAATACTGTATCAAATACTGCCATATTTCCTACTGTAACTGTAAAACAAGGTATAGCTACAACATATACTTATACAGTAAATAGCACATCTAATCCAACATACACTTATCAAGTTCCAGATGCGAACATTGATACTACAACATTACAAGTAACGGTTCAACAATCGTCTACAAATACAGCAATTACTATATTTCAACCTGCTTCTAATTATTTGACATTGAATAATCAATCAACTGTTTACTTTTTACAAGAGGCATTAAATGGTAATTATGAAATATCTTTTGGAAATGGAGTTTTAGGTAAACAACTTTCTGACGGAAACATTATTTCAATTTCTTATATTAGTACTGATGGTGTAACCGCTTTTCCTAACAGCACCACTACAAATAATTTAATTAGTTTTACCTTGATGGATCCATTAACCGGATTCACATCCAAATCAATTGCTACTTTATTTAATCCAACCCAAGGTATTGCTAAAGAAACTATCAGTTCTATTAAATATCAAGCACCTAAATCTTTCTCAGCTCAAGGCCGAGCAGTAAGTAAAAACGATTACATTACAGCAATACAACAAAATTCTTTAGGGTTTCCAATTGAGGCTGTGAATGTTTGGGGTGGAGAAGAAAATGTTCCTCCCGTTTATGGTCAAGTATTCATTGCAATTAAACCTTCAGGTGCATATTTTTTAACCAACTCACAGAAACAAAGATTAGTGGCTGAAGTTATTAAACCAATTTCAGTATTGACAGTTACTCCAAATATTATTGATCCTGACTATACATATTTACAAATAACATCAAATGTTTATTATGATCCTACGCAGACAACATTAACTTCAGGACAAATACAATCTGGAGTTATCAATGCGATACAAACTTACGGCACAACCAACTTAAACACGTTTAATTCCACATTCAGCACATATTCCGTGTTAAGTGCAATTCAAAATTATAGCCCATCAATAATTACTAGTGATTTTATCCTAAAATTACAGAAAAAATTCTTCCCTATATTAACTGGAAGTTCAACAATTAAATTATACTATAATACGCCTATTCAACCAGGAAAATATGCTAGTTCTATAACAAGTAGTCCTAGTTTACAATTCACGGATCCAACAAACTTATCTAATATTATTGGTGGTGTGTTTATTGAAGAAGTTCCATCGTTTACGTATGGTGTCGATACTATTTCTGTTATTAATCCTGGTTTTGGTTATCAATCGACTCCAACTGTAACGATAGCAGGAGATGGTATTGGTGCAACCGCAACAGCAACAATCGTTAATGGTGCTATTCAAAGTGTTACTGTAACCAATTCTGGCAACAACTATACACAAGCGATTGCCACTATAACTCCTGCAGCTGGTGATACAACAGGTAAATTAGGTGCTGTAACTATCAATTTACAAGGTCGTTACGGCACATTGAGAACTTATTATTATAACACAAAAAATGCAAAGACAGTTTTGAATTCAAATGTTGGTACAGTAGATTATCAAAATGGAATTATTACTCTAAATAATTTTAATCCTGTTGGATTTGATTCAGTTGGTAATTTAGGTCAGTTAACGATATCGGCTGTGCCTACTACCGATATTGTATCATCAACATACGATAGAATTATTACGATTGACCCTTATGATCCAACTTCAATTGTTGTTAATGCTATAGCTAAAACAAATACATGATATCTAACGGTCAATTAACCTCAATATTAGTTCCTTATCAGTTACCTGAATTTATTCGGGATAATCCTGACTATTCTAATTTTATTCTGTTCATACAGGCTTATTACGAATGGTTGGAAGAAACAGGTAATGTTACTGACAGAACAAAAAATCTTTTGAATTATAAAGATGTTGATTCTACAACAAACGAATTCATCAATTATTTTTATAATGATTTCCTACAATATTTTCCTAAAAATATATTAGCAAATAAAAAAGAAGTATTGAAACTTGCTAAACAAATGTACCAGTCAAAAGGTACTCCTGCATCATTTCAATTTCTCTTTAGAACATTATACAATTCGGACGTAGATTTTTTTGAGACTAAAGAAGTTGTATTCAAAGCCTCAGCGGGAACTTGGTATGTTGCTAAAAGTTTAAGACTGGCTACACTTGACCAAAATTTCCTAAAGACTTCTAATTTAAGAATTTTTGGTGAATCTACTTTATCGATTGCTACGATTGAAAATGTGGTTGAATCGCAAAACAAAATGGAAGTTTTTATTTCCAATATCGAAAGACTATTTCAATCAGGTGAAATTGCTCGTATTGTTGATGGTAATAATCAAACAGTTTATTTTTTAAGTTCTCAGAATAAACATATTTCAACTTATAGCAATATATTAAATTATTCGACAGGTAATTTGGTTGTTTTCAATGGTATAACTTACCAAGCAAAACAAAATACAATAGGAAATGACCCAACAAATACTGTATATTGGTTAGTTTACAGTCAACAAGCCGAAGCACTAAGAGCAAAAATTGTTGGTCAAATCAGCCAAATACAAATAAGTTCAAATGCTAATTTTAGAGGACAAAATTATCAAGGCGCAAATACAACATTAGGATATCCTGGTGATCCAATCGTTATCTATGGCGGATTAAATTCTGATACAGGTCACGGTGCAAGTGCTACAGTTGCAACAACAACCAAAGGTGCAATTAAATCCATCTCTGTTGCAAACACAATAATACCCGGAACAAGTAATACAATTTTAGTTGGTGGATTTGGTTACTCTCTTGAAGATAGTACACAAAATGCTTATTCGGTTATTAATATTGTAAATGGTGGCGGTGCCATTGCAAACATCACTGGTGTAAATGCAGCTTCGGCTGTAATTGTTGGTAATACTTATTATAATCCTATCACCACAATATCAAATGTTTCTAATGACAGAATACAAGCACAAACTTCAGGCACTGGTCTTCCATTAGGATTATCTTTTGCAAATAATACAACGTACACATGGGATGGAGTAAACGTATATTCTATTTTTGCTAATACGATAGCAAACCCAACAACAACTTTGGCAAACACACTTAATTTTATTTCTCCATTTTTTGCCTATCCAATTTCAGCGGTATCTGTATTGTTTGCTGGTGGCGGTTTAACGCAACCACCATCAATTTCAGCAAAATCAATTTATAAAACAAGAGATAGTGCTGCTAACGTCGCTCTCGCTGATTTAGGTTCATTAGGTATTCTTGGACCAATTCGTATTGATAAACCAGGTTTAGGTTATTCTGTTAACGATAAAATTAATATTATTGGCGGTTCTGGTTGGGGTGCCTATGCTAACGTAACTGGTGTTTCGGCTAACGGCGCAATTCAAAACGTATCGTATGTTTATTCAACAACAACATCATATCCAACTCCTTTAGGTGGAATGGGTTATAGATTAGATGATTTACCTATAGTTAATGTTGCTAACTCTTTAGTTACTGGTTCAAATGTAGCCAACTTATCTATTGCTGGTATTGTTGGTCAAGGTGCTCAGTTCTATTCAGATACAGACCGTGTGGGTTCAATTTCAACAATTAGTATAACCGATTACGGTGAAGATTATATTGCGCCTCCTAATGTATCATTCAAAGTACAAGATATTATTGTCACAAATATAGCAATTGGTAATTCACCGGCCAGAGGTGATGTGTTGTATCAAGGAAGTTCTTTAGCAAATGCTTCGTATACTTCAACCGTAGATTCTATCTACTCACTACAAAATGATATTGATCCATTAAAAAACTTATACAAATTAAGAGTTTATAACTATAACGCAAAACCAAACGTCGCTTTGCCTCTACATGCGAATAATAAAACTTATTCTTTAACAATTTCAGAAGCATACAAAAATACTTTAATTAATTTACCATATTATAATTTATTAAATTATGCAAATGGAACAATTACTTACGGTGATGGTACCGCTAAAGGTACAGTTTCTTTCTTAAATGGTTTAACTGTTGGACAAGGTGAATATTTAGATACTAAAGGACAACCTAGTTCGTTTGATGTATTACAGAGTGTTGATTATAACAATTACACATACCAAATTACACTTGAAAAAGAAATTGAGAAGTATAGAAGCGCTTTGTTGAATCTATTACATCCAACTGGTATGAAAGTTCGTGGTCGTTATGCCATGAAATCTAATGGTTCAATGCAGACACACATAGTAGAGGCTTTACAAACTGGTAGATTATTATATGATTCTACCAAGGCAAACGCATCGAATGTATTGATGACAAACTCAAATGACTTTACTGTTCCAAGTACAAACATTATAAAAATGTATAATCTTGGTACAGGGGTAAATATTGCTAATATATTTTTTGCAAATAGTACAATATCTTTTACGACGGCTAATGGTAGACAGTTTACATCTCAAGTAAATACAATCAATTATTCGGCAAATACAATTACAGTTAAAGACAATGTATGGTTAACATTCGCTAACGTGGCCAATGTCTCTGGTTCCGCTGGCCAAAGTACAATAAATATATCAACTGTATACACTTCTTCTTATAATATAATTAATAATGGAAATTATACACAAGCAAACAATCCATTAGCAGATATTATAGTTGTTGGAGATTATGTTAAATTAAACAATGTGGTTTATGTTGTAAATTCTCTAAATACAACAAATAATATAATTACTTCAATAACATTAAATAATAATTTATCTTACGCAACAACAGGAAATTTAACTGTAAATCGTGTTTTATCTGCTACTGCACAATATGTTAAAATATTTGGACCATTTGGACAACAATATATTCCACAATTAACAGATGAACTTGGAAACATATTAACAACAGAAAGTGGAAGTGCAATTTTAATTAACTAAGGTGTAAAATGTCAACCGTAAAAATATCAGAATTACCTTTATTGCCATCAATTGCAGCGAATACATCCAATACTATATTTTTGGGTGTGGATATTCCTACTGGAACAACAGGTAAATTTACAGCAACGATACTATCCCAACAATTGTATTCAAATAATGCTTTAATTGTTGGACAAAATCTAAACCCAATACCAAATACTATTGCTCAATTTGCTTCAAGTGGTAACTCATATGTTCAAATGAATATGGTGAATTATAACAATAATGGTACCTTTGATATTGTTGTTACTGCTAACACAGGTACAGATTCTACATACTTCTTTGATGCAGGTTTAGCAAATAAAGATTATTTAGCTGGTTCAGCATTTAATAACATTGGTGATGCGGTTAATCCTCTTGATTCTTATGTGTATGCTCAAGGTAATACAGGTACAACACCTGGCGGTAACTTAATTATTGGTACTACAACAGCAAATACAGCATTGAAGTTTATTGTTGGTGGCGGTTCAGCGGCCAATATTGTTGCTAGACTGACATCAAATAGTTTAGTAATGAATACACAATCGTACATTACTTTTGGTGATGGTACAACACAAACTACTGCAGCCGCTTCGAATGCTTACTCGCAAGCCGCTTTTGCATTAGCGAATACAAATTCTGTAAAATTAACTTCAGCTTATAATCAAGCAAATTTAGCTAACTCAATCGCTAATACTGCTGTACAAAATACTGCTATCGTACAATTACAAGCATTGACATTGACAGGTAATTTGATTGCTAACTCCTCAGGTCAAGGTATCTTTGTTGATAAATTTACTTCTAATACTGCAACATTTAGTCAAAACATGGTTGTGTTGGGTAATCTTACAGCTAATACATTGTTAGGTAATATTTTCTTTTCAAATGTAACGTCAATAACTACACAGGCTAATTCTGTTTTATGGACACAACAAGCTGGTACAGTTGCACAACAATCAGGCCAATTATGGTATTCTTCTAATACACAATCATTAGTATTAGATACAGATATTGCTGGTGATAGACCATCTATTTCTAAAGTTCTTTTCTACCGTGTATATAATTCTACCGGTGCAACTATTCCGGCTAACTCTGTTGTTCGTTTGGCATCAGGAACTACTGCTAATTTAATTCCGTATGTTGCTTTGGCTGACGCTGGTTCTACTGCCGCTAATGCTACTGTTGCTGGTTTTGTAGTTAATCCTATTGTTGCTGGCGGATATGGTTTTGCTTACTCACAGGGTATTGTTGAAAACCTCAATGGTTCTGGATTAGGTAATGTTGGTGATATTTTATTCTTATCAACAACTCCTGGTTTAACAACAAATACTGCACCACCAGCTGGTAATTCAAATACTGTTGTTCAAATAGGTAGAATTATATCAACTGATTCAACTCAAGGTAAATTGTTTATTCAAACTCAATTACGTCAAGCATACGGAAAAACAAACGGTTCTGTATTGTATGCTTATGCTAATAATATTACATCAAGTAACTCATTGAGTATTAATGATGGTACAGGCACAGTAACAGCGAATAATCTTGTTGCAAATACTTATGTGTTTGGTTCTGCTACTGCAAACTCTGGAGTAACACAGTTAACCAATAAATCTACCGCTGTCACCTCAAACGCTATTTCCGGTCAGATTACAATGAATAACGCTGCCTTAGCAGGTCAAGCGTATGTATCATTTACAGTTAATAATAGTTATGTTCAACACGTTAATGATGTTATTATTGTTAATGTACAAAACGGAGTGACATC